AGCCTGTCTTTCATTAACTCACTCATCATTCTCCTTACGCTCTTTTTAGTTAAAATGGTCCGAGCTCTTTTTAACGATGTATTTGGATTATTATCTTGATATACAGTCTGATACGTCTCAATTACACTTTCTTTAGTAAAATCACCTTGCTCATCAAACTTACCATGTTTCACTAGTTTCCTAACAAACTCTGATTGTAGAGCTGTAGGTTTTAAATCTTTTACTAAATTATACTCATGCATGTTATCATAATTATAATCAGGATATTTAAATGCATATACATGTTTTTTATAGCAATGAACCTCTCCATAGCCAATTCTGATAATATCTACAGGTTTACGCCCTTTTTTATGTTCAGTTCTTCTTCCAATAACTTTAATAACCTTTTTATCAAACGTCATAATCCAATCATCAACTTGTGCTTTACGCCAGTTATCTACAGGGGTTATACCTAGCTCTTCCGATTCTTTTAAAGAATATACATGAAATGTCTTATTTCTGCATTTAACTTCCATATATTAATATACACAAAATACTTGTAGATTAATAGTAATAATAGTAACTTACTATTATTCTGTATGGGTTGGTTTAATACTTTTAGCATACAGTTTTATAAAACCGCTACTAAAAGGGGTTAGAAACAAAGCGGTAACCAGGTCGTAGGCAGTCAAGGTTGTTTCACTATGTATATATAATAATGAAAACTGTCCATTACTACTAAATATACTTAAGTAGTATATCCTAAAGCGAGAACATGGCTCCAGGCACATCTTGCGGAAAGAGACGAATCCTTACTCATAATAAGGGGTAGGGATGTCTCTATCCAATTTAAGCTCAAACATCCACCAGACACATCAAAAGACTAAGAAAAATTTACTTCTTCTCCTGGGGGCTGATATAATACCCTTTGTCATCTGCCTATAATAATAATATTAGCCCCCTCCTCCTTAAAATAACAAAACATAACCACCTGCAAAAGAAATCCCGTTGAGTACCTATTCTTGAAAATAGTGTAAAAAATGGATGGGAGGTAATATATAAGAGGACACCCCCCCTTCGCGTCCGTTCGCGTACGAGAATCTCGTTGAGTTGGCGTTCCCCTACGCGTTACGCACACATACGTGCGGGCGTTCCAGAAAACTCCAGGCTTTTGTCATTCGCGCGCGCACACACACACACACGTGCCTATTAATGCCCCAAAAAAGCTCTCGGTCTTAAATAGGCTATTTCTCGACGTGAAAGCCCTGTATAAGGCTTCTATAATACCACCATAAAACAATTATCTCTCGTCGACAAAATCAAAGTATTTAAAATAAGTGTTGCAATTGGTATTACAAAATCCTTAACGTTAGGTAGAAGTTGATTATGATTGTTTTTAATCAATTTAGTTTTTTAAAATAGTTGGTTGTAGCACGTTACTGAAGCGGGATACAGACGAGAGCGAGAGTGTGGCTATATAACACCACCTAGACGGGCTATAAAATAAGCGGGACACGGGTATATTGGAATTTCTAATTTTCACTTGAAATAATGACCAGATTATTACAGAACTGGACACCCTTAAGAGCTTTGGCTCTCAGAGGTCAAGAGTAGAGAAGGCCAAGAGTAAACTCGAAGCTGAACGATAAAACCCCCCGAATTTTAGAGTCTGAAATATCTAGGAATACAACCAACACGTCAAGAGGGAAACTTGGCTAAACGGGAACCTGTAAATTCTCGGAGATGGAATCTTTTTTAAGGGTAAACTATACGACGGTGAAATTTGAGATAATTTCTCATCTAATACACAAAGGACATAATCAAAAGAATTTGTTGTATGCAGTATAGATGAAGACAAACCTAGAAGAGCCAAAGGGTATTCTAGTTAGGGGCAATCGGTGTATTGATAACAGAAACTAAAGATAAAAGCATAGACACAGACGGCACAGAAAATAAGTTATATTTTGTGAAAGGGTGGTAATATAAGAGTTCGATTCTCTTACTATGCTCTAGAGTAAGCTAAGTTAATATTGTTCAATATGACCGACTTAGTCCTCCTGCCTAGTTTGGAACTTGTGAGAGTTCGATTCTCTCGCTAGGCTCAAAAGTTAATAGGAGTAAATAATAAAATGGTTAAAAAGCCAATAGAAATAAACGAAGATTGTCAGTTTTTGAAGGATTGCACAGAATACCCAACACTAGCAATGTATAATCTGATAACATCTAGGGGAGCAGTTCAGTTGTGGTCAATGGGTATAAAACCCAATAGCAATTGGAAAATATCAGATGTTAAAAGATACTTTGGAATGAATGGTAATGCGAAAATATTAGCAGAGAAATTAAGAGTATTACATCAAGTAACGGAGGGAAGCAAATGATAGAAGATACTTGTATAAGATGTGAATCAAATGAACATTATTCAGATGAGGCTAATTTCGACCTAAGAACATTAAGAATGTCTTGTATGTATCAAATGGACGAAATGAATATTCCTCTTGAAATGGACGAAAAAAGGAACTACAAATTAAGAATATGTAAAACTTGTAGAGCAGATTTTTTACACACTCTTGAGATATGGTTTAATGATAAGTTAATAGGAAGCTCCAAATGGTATAAAGCTCAGATAATATTAAAAGGAGGTTTAAATGAACTTAGGTAAAAAGGTATGGAATAACGTTACAATAGCCAAAAACGGCAGAATTAGGAAAGAATATGGCTTTGTAGACTACGAGCATTATGAAAGAGTAAAACAAGCTAAAAAGAGAGGTAAATGATGAACTATAATGTAAAAGTAGGAGAAACTATTAGATTGGAAACCTACGAATTAAGAGGAGATTTTGAGGTTATAGCAAAGTATAAAGATGATTACGGATTAGATGTTTTAAGAATAAGAGCCGAGAGTGATACGCTTGGTGGGTATAGGTATTTTGAAATATTACAAGGGGAGATAAAATAGAAGAATTTTAAATGAGAGGTAAATGATGAATAAAGAAACAGAAGAGTTATATGATTATTTAGTAGACGGAGAAATAGCTACAGAAAAAGAAATAGGACTAGTTTGTTCAATCAATGGGACAAATTTGGAGAGTTTAGAATCTATATTATATAGTCGTAGTGGATATAGGAGTTTAGAGCAAATAAGAGAAATGGAGGAAGAATAATATGAAAGTAGAACTAAATAATCTATCTAAAATGGGTAGATATAAAGAGAATCTGTTAGTTAGTGATGAGGCAGTATTTAGCTATCTAACAAGAGTAGCAGAAATAGACCACGAAAAAAGAGAAATAAAGCCTTTGGATTGGTGGTCGGTAACAACAAGCAAACATATAAATTATGTAGCTAGAGAGTATAATTACAAAGTAACTAAGTAAAGGAGAATATTATGGCTTTAAGATGGAATATAGAAAATTGTAAGGATTTTGAAGGACTTACAACCGATGAAGAATGGGCGATAACAGACGCTTTAATATGGGCGACTATGTCGATAGGAATAAATGAGATAACTAAGAAGAATCTTAAGAAAGTATTTACTAGGATTAGAATAGATGAGAATCTAAGTGGCTCATATTTAACAAGAGGAAAAAAGAGGTACTTTATAAAAATAGAAGATGTAGAAAAAAGAGTAGGAATGCATACAAATGCAACTCGATACACAGATACACAATTCTTAAAAAGATACTATAAATAAAAGGAGAACAAATGGACACTAGATTCAGAGATAAGAGGTTTGGCTATGAGGTAGAAATAGGCAGTAAAATTATATATGTTGAGAATCATTATCACAATGAGAAAGATAGGTTTGATTCTATCAATCCAGAGCATACTCTAGAAGAGGTAGAATATGCCTTAAAAATGAATAGTGGAAGAGTGCTTAAGGTAGAGATAACTCTTGCTCATAATATATACAGAGATGAACCAAATAAGAATCAAATAATAACAATAAAAGGAGAATAAAATGGGATTTGACATATATGGAATTAACCCCGTAATGAGAGAAACAAGCGAAGATAAATATCCAACATATACTAAGTATAGTAAAATGGAATTTAAGGACAGACTAGACCTATTTAAAACAGATAGCAAACTGCAAGATAAATTTTATGATGAAATG